GGCTTTTGATGTTGTTTTGCTAAGCCCGTCCATCGAAGTTGCAGCCTGTTTTGACTTTGCGCCCACACCATCAAAACCATTACCAATACCATCGAGCGATGAATCAGCTTTCTGTGCAGCAATAGCGGTCTTACCGAGCTCAGCCTGGACAACTTTTAACCCCGCTTCGGCTTCCTTTATATCCGCCCCGACAATTATTTTTAATGGTTCATTGCTCATTTAATATTCCAGGCTTTTAAAATATCTGCAATCATTTCCTTTGGTGTTTCTGCGAATGATGGTGTTTTAATTTCGTTATTACCGTAAGGCCAAAAACTTTCAAAATCGCCATCATTTATATAAGGAGCAACCGCCGCAAAAGCTACCTTACGCATAATCAGCATTCGGTTTTCCTCTTTACTAAAATAGCCCTTGCAAGCATAATAAAACTCACATGGGCTACTTGTATGATATTCAAACGGAGACCAGCCAAGCATACCCAAAGCGATCTCCAAACACCTTAACTTATATTCTCGTCCGGTAGTTTTTTTTTATCATCCTCAGGCTCCGCTGGTACATCCTGAAGGAATGCAAGCGTTGATTTATAACACTCTGATATCGCTGTCATATCCTCGATTGATATTTTCTCTGACCAATCGCAAACATCCTCGAAGGTAAAATCAGGCTCCTCACGCTTGATATAAGAATTTGCAACCAACCCGCCATAAACTACAGCATACCCGGCAAATACAGCGTTAGTACTTTCGCCGACGATAGCAGCTATCTCCGCATGAGCGCCCTGGTTGAACTTCAACCCACGCAATTTGCCACCGATTTCAACTTGTATGTAGCTCATATTACGATCCGGTTCTTGTTGCTGTTATTGTGCCCTGTACTTCAAGGTCGCAGGTAGTTTTCACCGCCTGGTTCTGTGCTGATACATTATTCCAGTTGGCTAAAAAACCAACACCGGTATAAGTAACGTCACCGGCAGCGGGAGATACTTTACCGTACTTCCAACCAACGGTAGTTTTAGCCTGTTGTAACTGAAATAGATCGTACGAGCTTAACTCTGTGTTCGTGGTATCAACCCAATCCACAAGTGCAAGGGCTACCTTGTTATCGGTTATACCCGGCAGTTTGTACGGGCCGCACTTTGAGCTTGCATCAATAACCGCTGTGGTGCTGGCTATTGAGTTTGATTCCAAACACACAAGCAATGTATAATTAGTACCACCCGCAGGATCGAGCGCAAGTACAATATCATTACCGTTTAATGGTCTACGAGTTCCCATGTTGTATTATTTTAGATTGTAAGATAAATATTTTTTGTAACAATGTTGCAAATTTTTTATGACACATTCTGCGCAATCAAATGGCTGAATGTTAAAATCCGGTCTATATACACGTTTTGGTTCACCTGGCTGAAGTCCTGCGTGTTGTCAGACTGCAAAGTGGTGGTTACGATATTGAAAAACTGGCTATTCAACGGCAGTTTGAATGTAGTTGTCGGCAGTATCCGGTTCATTACCTCATTTGCTACCGCCTCCACCGCTACCCCATCGTTATACTTTAAGCTGTTTGTAAATACAGATACCGTTACAGATGTTTGGGTAACTGCCGATGTTTTATTGCTGTTGTCATTATTCCTGATCTGCCCGAAAATGATATATAACCCCGCCTGCACCGTAGTTGGTAACTGCTGCCAATACACAGGCACCGGTGATCCGTTGTACTGTATAGTACTTAAGGCTGTGTTGTAAGCCATCCGTAGTTCCAGGTTACTACTTAGCATTCAGTTGTGCTTTTAAGTTTTTAATCAATTCAATTTTATTCTTTTCAAAGGCCGGGTATAAGTATGGGTGAGGGCGGATGCCGTCTCTCACTATTTTTCGTGCAATCAGATAAGCTGCACTGTCGATATCCTTACCACTCGCCAAACCTTTTAATTGTACCCACTTCTTTATCCTCATAACCAACTCCTGAAACGTCCCCCCCGATGATCCTTTATACTGCGCTGCGAATGTTTGCCAATCTTGTGGTAGCGTAGCTACATAGGCCGCTGCGAATGACTTTGTACCGAACTCCAAGTATGCTGCATAATCAACATTAACCGATATTGAAACCTGTAGAGGTGTAACCTGTGAGCTTATACTCTCTCTCAATAAACCTTCATTTACCGGTGCGTTAACCCTTGCGTCATTTACCACCTGCACCCCAAACGCTTTGAACTCATTATTAATTATCCTCTCAATATCCTGTGGGTAGGCTTTTATTTCAGCCAGTGTTGCATCAAGTCCTTTTATATCGAATGTTATCGCTCCCATTATGACCAGTCAGATAGTTGGTTTGTTGTTGTGCAATACGCTATCCAATATCTTTTATACGCCGGATTATCAACCTGCAGTTGCGATATCTTCAAGACCAATCCCTCATAAACAAATAACCAGTTCTCGTTTATCTGCGCCCTGTACCTGATTGTAACCCGGTACTGTGCATTGCTCTGCTGCTGAGATTGTGTTGTATCGGTAGATCCGCTTAACTGCTCAATCTTTGCCCAGGTATCAATAGTTTCAACCAATACAGGTATTAGCCCGCCTCCTGTGGCTTTAGTGAAATCGTAAGCCCTTGCAGATATTCTCCTATTAAGTTCAGATGGATTAAACACGCTTTATTCTGTTTAAGGTTGATCTTGCCTGCGGTGATAATGTTGTCATAACTACAGATCCATCCCTTGAGGCCAAAGCAGTTTCTCCTCTGTTTTGATACAGGTAAAATACCTGCTCAAGTATAGCGGTTTTTATTTCCTGTGGTAAAGGCCATTCGGTAGATCCGTAACCGGCTACATACACAAGCGTCATATTATACCATTTCGGGTATAATAACTGCGGAAACTGTGTACCTGATAATTTGTATTGATCTGTGGGTATATCATCCCCGTTGCTATCTTTTATACTGGTGAGACTTTTGAAAGGGCCATACGGCAGGAATATACCGCCGCATCCATTATTTATAACAACTTCAACTGTCCGTGGTATAAGGGATAGACCTGTAAAATCCTCACATTGTTGCCGGGCGGTAGTGATCAGGTAGGAAACAATAGTGTCATCAACTGTACCGGTATCAATCTTGCACCAGTCTTTTGCCTGTTGTAGTGTAACTGGCTCTGTTACTGTGCCGTCGGTAAATACCCGGTCAAGGGTAGCGTTATATGGCACCTGGTGATTTAAAGTATCTGATCCTTGAAATAGTATAGACATTGCAAAGAATTAAAAAACCCCGCCCAATACAGGACGGGGCCATTATTATTAACTAACGATCAGCAATTATGAAGATCCCAAATCAGCGTAGCAAACTGCGTCTGTACGCATAAGGTTGAATGCTGTCTGACACTCGATCCTTGCTGTAATCAGGTTCTTTGTGAAATTGTCTGCATCCTCATAAGAGAAAGCAAGGTTTAAACCTTCAACTTCAACCCTTTCCAGGTAATCTGCATCAACCAGGCAGCACTTATTTGCTGTTACCCATGACGCCGGGATGATCGGAATGCCACCGATGCTTAACTGGTTTCCTGAGAACACTACCAAGCCTGCGCCTGCATAGTAACCAGCACCAAATGTCAAAGCAACCAGCCTGCTCCACAATGACCAGTTGATCAGTGCGTATGAGGGGCTGTAATCGGTATTGGCAAAACCACCGATCAGGTTAATGATCTGCAGCACATCCGATGCGCTCGATCCCATTGTTGTCGGGCCGGTACCAGTTGCCAGTACCACCATGCCTGCGGCGTTTTCCTTTTTGAAATAATCACGCATCAACATACGGCTGAGTGTATTCTGCATGAACGGCAGGAATTTCAGTAACTGCTTACTGAAACGGCTGTAACCAGCAATGTACGGGTTTGTCAGCGTAGCAGCGGTGAAAGCATAAGCATTGTTTCCTTTGCTTGATCCTTCAGTTTGTGCGGCAATGTTATTGCTCGCCCCGGTATTCTCGCTGTACGTTACATACTGGCCGGTAGGGCTCTGAACGGTAGGCGTTACTTCACGGAGGTTGAATTTCTGAGCGGGTATGATCGCCTGGCGCTGATTGTAAGTCAGCACGGTTGTGCCGGTAAGCGAGTTGGACTGGATCATGTCAGTTTTACGCTGCATTTTCTCATCCTGCTCTGCTTCTTTCCAGTCGATTGACATATCAACGGCTCCCAAAGGAACGATAACATTTGTGCTCTTGTTGTTCAGCATTCCCTTGATATCATTCTCACTCATTGCTTCCATCGCTTTACCGATAGCATCTTTAAGCGATAACACGTCTTTTTTTGATTTTTGGCCACCAAGGTATTTAGCCTGGAAAGCGTCAAACCCTTCAATCGTTGCAGCAAGGTCTTTCATAACCTTTGCAGCGTCAAAATCTGCCGGGAGCGTTTTTATCGCTTCCACAGTTTCTTTGATGGTTTTTAATTCGGTTTCAATATCGGTCTTAACTTTACCGATAGCGGTCTCAGCCTTTGTCATAAGGCCGGTTTCGATTTCCTTCAGCTCCGTTTCGATAGCTTCCGGGGTATCCAGTTTTTTTGCCATTATTAATTTTTTAATGAGTTTTTAAAGTTTGTGATCCCTTGCGCAAATACGCTCAAATTACCTTCCTCTTGCGGAGTGGTGTCTTTAACCTGCTCGGTGAGTTCAATTATATTTTGAGTTAATTGCTTACATTCAATCAAAAGAAGTTCCACTGTCTCATCGCTCGCTGTTGTGTTGCGGCAAAACTTATCCAGGTTTTTCTGCCTGTTGATAAGCGCCTGCAATACCTCTTCTTTATTTTCTTTTTTCATCCCGGTTAGCGGGGTGTTAGGATTTGCGCCCCATGCGGTCAATGATGATCCCTCGTAAAGTTTCAGGTCAGTAAGTTCATACCAACCGCCGGATGGATTTTTCATATACCCGTCAAAATCCTGCAATTGGTTACGCTTCATTGTTTGATACCCGATACTATGTTCGGTGATCAAATTTGATTCAACCATCTTTACAAAGTCTTGGCCAAGCGTGTGAGTACCTACCTGTGATTCATAACAAAGCCCTTTTGTATCCTCGCAAAGCATTGTGATCTTGCCCAACGGCTGCGAAGAGTTATGATTCATCAAGTGCTTAATACGTGGGGTAGCTGATGCCGGGCCCCATTCCTGTATAGATTTTGTAAAAGCGCCTTTGCGAATAATATCACCGTCTGAATCAACATTGTCAAATGAAGAGAAGTAACCTGTAACAATACCTTTTTTACCATCGACATCTTTTATCGCTGCTGGTATTATACCGGACTTGTAGGAAAAAATTGGCTTCACGCCATAAAGATATAAATAAATGCAACAATGTTGCAAATTTATTTTTT